ACTGTCGCTGAACCAGTTGTAGATGTATAAGTGCAAGATGTTAAAGCTGTTCCAAGTGGTGTAATATCAAAAAAATCTTGTTCGTAATAAATAGCTAATATTTTAGAAGTTCCTATAGCTGCGTATTTTTTACCATCTAATGCTGTCCACGTATGCTGGTCACGCGCTGGACCTGCCAAGGTGCTAGAAACGAGTTGTTGAAAGCCACCTATCTTTTGTGGTTCACCATAACGAAATCTTATATTATCACCATCAATCCATTGCCCTTCGGCTCCGGTTGCAGTTTGTTGTTTATTAAATCCTGGCTTAAATTGTATCTTCTGTAAAGGCATAAGCCTTCCTTTATATAGATTATATTAGTAAATGCACTACTTTTTTGGCAGTATTATATTCCATTCTATGCTTTTAATCAATTCTTCTAATTTTACTTCTTTTAAACTATATGCTTTCATATGTTTAATCAATTCTTGAGTATCTACTAATATCCAATTTATATCGTCTTCAAATAAGACTTTATCGGCTTTACTTTGTGAATTTATAAGTTTTCCTTTTTTATCATTAAAATCATTTAAAAATCTTATATCAAATTTTAGATATTCATTAGAAATACGATCTATAATACCTGAAACTTGCCATTGGGAATTATCTAAATCCCATTTAATGTTTGAGAGATATTGTTTAACAAATTTTATATTCATAAAACTAGTATAGCATTAATAGAATATTTATTGAATTAAACTAAAGTTTAATCCAATATCTTTCCTCTCGTGGCGCCGGTTCGGCAAAAGGATTTGGTTTAACTTCGGGTGGAGGTATTTCATATCCATTTGATATTCAATTTTTAGTAATAGCTGGAGCTGGTGGAGGTGGACAGGGTTCAGGAGGTGGAGGTGGGGCAGGTGGATATAGAACATCAACTCAAACAATATCAGAAACAAAAGTAATTACAGTAACGGTTGGAGATGGTGGAGCTGCTATAAATAATGGTAATAGTTCAGAAATTTCGGCAACAGGATTAACAACTATAACATCAGCGGGCGGTGGAAAAGGTGAAGGAACTGCTTCATCAGGAGGGTCAGGAGGTTCAGGTGGAGGTGGTGGATCAGGATTTGTTGGACCTCCAACTACTTATCCAGCTTCTCCAGGCGGAGCCGGTAATACTCCAAACACATCTCCAAGTCAGGGCAATTCTGGCGGTAGTGGAGGAGCTGCAGGTGGTGCAACTAGCCCACCATATAGTGGATTATCAGGTGGAGGTGGAGGTGGAGCAAGTCAAAATGGTGCTGATGGCGTAACAGGAACTCCTTCCTCGCCAGGAGTAGGTGGAAATGGAACAGCTTCTTCAATAACAGGATCTTCAGTAACTTACGCAGGTGGTGGTGGAGGAGCAGGCGGAAGTGGTTCTTCAACATCAGGAGGAACTGGCGGCGGAGGACCAGGAGGAACTGGCTCTAATAATGATGACTCACCCATTCCTTCAATGAATGGAACTCCAGGTACAGTTAATTTAGGTGGTGGAGGTGGAGGTAGTGGACAAAAAGGAACAGCCGGTAGTGGTGGTAAAGGAGTTGTTATATTAAGTATACCAATAGCTAGTTTTTCAGGAATTACAACAGGCTCGCCTACAGAATCAACATCAGGTAGTAATAAAATATTAACATTTACAGGATCAGGGAGTTACACAGCATAATGGCTTCTTTTGCAAAAATAAATTCTAATAATAAGGTAGAACAAGTAATATCTGTTCATAATAATGAATTATTAGATAATGGTATTGAATCTGAAGAAAAAGGAATACAATTTTTAAAATCATTATATGGTCAAGATACTAATTGGAAACAAACATCTTATAATACCATTAATGGAATACATACATTAGGAGGAACTCCTTTTAGAAAAAATCATGCTGGAATAAATTATACTTACGATTCTCAAAGAGATGCTTTTATTCCTATAAAGCCTTATAATAGTTGGGTATTAAATGAAGATACTTGTAATTGGGAAGCACCAATTACTAAACCACAAGATGGTAATATGTATCGTTGGAATGAATCTGTCATAAATTGGGAATTATTAATATAAATTTAAAAACGTAACTATTTACAATAGTTTATAAATATTATATTAATTTTTAATAATGAAAAATAAGAAAGTTAAAGAATCAAAATTTAAATCTACTTCTTGGCCATTTAAAGCAGATACTTTAGAAGCATGGGCATTTTGGAATGAAGCTTTTTCTGTTGAAGAATGTAAAAAAATTATAGAAATAGGTAATAAAAAAGGACTTATAAAAGGAAGTACCCTAGGTAAAGTAAAAAACTACCGTGATAGTAAAATATCATGGCTCTATCCTTCTGATGATTTAGAATGGGCTTATAGAAAAATAACAGACATTGTTTTAAATTTAAATGAAAGATTTTTTAACTTTGATCTTTATGGACTAATAGAAGGTTTTCAATTTACTCATTATCAAGCACCAGGTGGAAAATATAAAAAACACGTTGACAAAGGGTATAATAATTTAATAAGAAAATTATCAATATCTATTCAATTATCAGATTCTAAGTCTTATGAAGGAGGAGATCTTGCACTTTATAATGGAGAAGAACCTATTCTTATTCCTAAAGAACAGGGAAAATTAATTTTGTTCCCTAGCTACACGCTACATGAAGTAAAACCCGTTACTAAAGGCGAGCGTTATTCGCTCGTTGCTTGGATTACAGGGCCTCAATTTAAATGAAAAAATTATCTATAAAAGAAACTATTAAAGCTTATACGAACGAGAATGGCTTTTCTTGGGGCATTAATACGGTAATGAAGTCTTTGGCCCCCGGCGCTAGCTACGATTTAACTTCAGCTGGTGATTTTATTATAGATCGTTGGGAGAGTGAATTACCAAGGCCCTCGTCACGAGAAATTAGAGACGAGTATATAAGACAGCAAACGATAGCAGAATGTATTAAATATTACGAAGAAAAAAGTTTTAAAGGTTTTATAAAAAAATTATTTAGTTACTAGATCCCAAGATAAAGTAGATTCGTTCCAAGTATGTCTTTGTCCATCATTTGGATAAGCTATAGGAGCTTCCCATTGACAAGTATTTTCATTTAATATCCAACTTGAATAATTTGGTTTTGGTGCAATAAAAGCATCTCTTTGTTCATTATAAGTATATCCTACTCCTGCAAAATTTTTTCTAAATGGATTTCCCCCTAAAGAATGAATTCCACCATTTGTATTATAAGAAGTTTGTTTCCAAATAGCATTTGGTTCATTGTAAAGTGTTCTTAAAAACTGAACACCAATAGCTTCTTGTTCTACACCGTTTGAATCTTTTAATACTTCATTAACTACAGACTCCACTCTTTCAACTATATTATTATTTAATTTTGCGAATGATGCCATATATTTTTATGCGGTATAACTTCCTGAACCATTAAATACTAATATTTTATTAGCACCTGATGTAGATTCTGTTGGACTTCCTGTTGTTGTTCCTGAAAAACTTGCAAGGGGCATACTTAAAATAACAACTCCTTTTCCTCCTGCTCCAGAAGTACCCCCCTCACTTCCTCCTCCACCTCCTCCAGTATTAGCATCACCAGAAAATCCATTACTTGGAGCTTGTGCTCCATTACCTCCTCCGCCTGAGCCACCTGTTCCTCCACCACAAGCATTAGTAGCACCACCTCCACCACCTGCTCTTGTAACTGAAGAACCTGTTATTGAAGATGCAGTTCCTGCACCACCATTTCCTGCTCCACCTCCAGTACCATTTCCACCGACAGCACTAGCACCACCTCCTCCGCCTGAACCATAACATGGTGCAAGACCAGTAACAGAACCACCATTATTTCCTTGACTTGGAGATGTGTTTGGAGTGTTTCCTGAACCAAAACCTGAATTAGTTAAATTTATTCCTCTACCACTTCCTCCACCAGAACCACCATTAAGTCCTGTATTGTCAGTCATACTTACAGAGTCTATTTGTCCACCACCTCCTCCACCAGCAGAAGTTATTGTTGTTAAATCTAAACCTGAAATTTCTGAATTAACACCGTTAGTTCCTTTTGAAGAATTATAAGAACCAGCAGAACCACCGTCTCCAACTGTTATTGTAATTAATGTTCCACCTTTTACTGTTTGAGTTGATGTTCTAAAACCCCCTGCTCCTCCTCCAGCACCAGAAGCTCCTCCCCCACCAGCTATAACTAAAAATTCAATATTATAAGGAGCTTTACCACCTGCAGTCAACCCAAATCCTTTTGCCGAACCGGCGCCACGAGAGGAAAGAATAGGCATTATACAGTCTCCTATTTAAATTGTGTTAATGATGCTAGTACTGTGTATGTTGATGCTGCTGTTTTAAGAGCTGTGTAAGTGTAGACATCATGTGATGATGTATTGCCCGCTGTTGGAGTACTTCCACCTTGATAAATTGCTGTAACAGTTGTTCCATCAACTTGTACTACGTTATTAAAAAATGTTGTGTTGCCTTGTTTTGTAATTAATGCAACTGTTGCAGATTCACCTACAGCTAAAGCCGCGTTTAATGCAGTTGAAGAATTTCCTCTTAAATTTACTGTAAAATTAGAACCTAAGTTAACATTTTGATAATAAACAGCTTGTGTTAATACATCATAAGTAAATGTAGTTATATATGTAGTTGAAATTGTAGCATTTTCAAATACACCAAATATTTTAGATTCTCCATTTAATGTAATTCTTCCAAGATCACCTTTTGGTGTTATGGTTACACCAACGTTAGTATCACCACCCGTTGCAGAAATAACTGGATTATTTCCAGTTGCTGCGTTGGTAACTGAAATTTCATTTACTGCTGATGCTGTAGTTGCAAATTTAATTTGCTCATTACCACTTTCATCACCAATAAAATTGCCACCGTCTATTAAAATATTTTTTGCATTTGTGTCTAAATTTGCTGCAAGTGTTGGAGCAA